CACCCCAGGGGACGCATCGGTTCCCTGTAAAGATGACCGAATTCTTATCGTAAAAATTGACGGAACCACGGGGAGCTTTGCGGCGCTCGGAATGCTGGTAGAGTCCCAGGACGCAAAGCCCGGAGAGAAAATCTTTTATGCGAGAAACGCCGATGGGAAAATAGTTTCTAAAATATCCATGCTTGACTCCGGCGATATAAAAACAGAGGCGGACGGCGATATATCGTCAATTAACAAGAAGAACCAGGAATATAAGGCGGACGAGAATTTAACGCTTGAGGCGAAAAAGAAGTCAACGCTCAAGGGAGCGGACGTGGAAATAAATGGCAAAGTAGTGGCGACCGGAGGCAGTTTTCAATGCGCCGGGAGCGTGGCTCCCACAGGCAATGGGGCGCTCTGCGGCTGTAAATTTTGCTATGTCACCGGAGCGCCGGTCGCCGGAGATAAGGCAGAGGGGACTTAATATGGCAATGAACGGAAACCAGCTAGGAACCGAAATTGTAGCGGCGATTATTGACCCGAAAGCGCCGCCCGAAGTCCAGGCCGAGGTTTTGAAGTTATGGCAAAAAATAAGCAATGCGATAGTAGACCATATTACAACTAACGCAGTAGTCCCGGCAGGGATTAAGGTCGATGTGAGCGGAGGGCCAACAAATCAAACCGGATCAACTACCGCCCCAGGGAAGGTGACATAATGGATTTTAACGGCGACTTACTTTTAATTGATACTCCAGACGGCGGAGATATAGAGATTATAGACGGCGTTTTTACCGGCGACCCCGGCATAGCCACGGCGGTTTATATCTCGCTATTCGGCGGCAATAAGGACGATGCCGGAAAAATTAAAACAAACAGCACATGGTGGGGGAATACCCTTGAGGGAACCGCCGAGGCGGAGTTTATAGTTTCGAGGTTTCAGCATATAATCACCGCTTTGCCGCTAACGGTTAAAAATATGCAAGCGGCGGAGGCGGCGGCTCTCCTCGACCTCCAGTGGATTATCGACCAGGGTGTCGCAGATACAATTCTGGCAGAGGGCAGGGTGGGAGAGAGAAGCAAATTTGTTTTAACAATAAATATATTGAAAAACGGAGACTCGATATTTGAGAGCGGGTTTCAAACTTCATGGGCGGCAAAGGCGGCATAGGGGAGGCATATATGGCATTTGAGAATAAATCAATAAAAGAAATCAGAGACCTTTTATTTACCGGCGTTTCACTTGAGTACAATAACAGGATAAGGATATTTCCGAAATCTTTTATAAAAATTCTATGCACGGTCTTTGCCGGGGTATTTGTTTTTTTATATAAGCAAATCGGATGGGTTTTCCTTCAGCTATTCCCGGAGACAGCATTTTGGGGAGAGGTGCAAGTTCTCGGAGTTAAAATTAGGCCGCTTGTAAAATGGGGAGTTTTAATTGGAGTGGGAGAGCCAAATAAGGGGACTCAATGGCAGGGAAAAATATCCGTAAATGTGACGGCCCTGGGAAACCCGCTATTATCCGGCACTCAATTAAAAAGCCCATTAACCGGCAAGATTTATATAGTGGACGATACAGCGCCGCTTGAGAATGAGACCGAGATTATAAATGTGACCTGCGCCGAAATCGGCCAGGCCGGTTCCCTTGCCGTGGGCGATACCCTTAACTTTGTATCCCCCCTGGGATTTGTAAGCAAAGAGGCGGAGGTCGCCGAAATCATACAGGACGCAATAAACCCCGAAACCGAGCCGGATTATCGTTTCCGGGTCGTCAATCGCTGGCGGATGCAACCCCAGGGCGGCGCTCCAGCGGATTATCGAATATGGGCTTCCGAGGTTCCCGGAGTCCTTAATACTTATCCATACCATGACACCGAGACGGCCAGCGGGGTTCTGCTTTTTATATCGGGGAACCCGAATATTTATCCAGACCGCATCCCAAGCGGGGAGCTATTGAGACAAGTGGGGGACGCTTGTACCTATGATCCAAATAGGGGCGGCGGAGCCTATAGAAAGCCTATGGGAGCGACTATAGACCCGCAGGGGGACGGCTCATATTACAATATCCGGCCTGTCTCCGTGATTTCATTTGATATTCAAATAACCGGCTTGAGCGGAGCCTCCCCCAGCGAATTCGCCGAGGCCGTCCGCTCGCCGCTTGAGGAATATTTCCTGGGCAGGGAGCCTTATATAAGAGGGCTTTCCGATGACAATAACAAAACGAACCTAGTCTCAAGGAATAACGCCTCCAGCGTTATTGACCAGATTGCGATTTCCCGCAAAGCGGAATTCGACTCCGTCACCTTAATAAAAAACGGCTCAATTACTCCGAGCTATACCCTGGGAATGGGCGAGCTTTGCAAATTGAGAAACTTATATATTAACGGAGTTTTACAGTGAGAGTTTTCGATGCCATAAAAAATCTATTTCCGCTCTCAAAGGCTTTCCAGTTATTTACAGATAACAATAAGCGGAAATTCATTAAAGGGCTTTCCCGCCTCCCCGAAAACGTCCGCCATGAGATAGAGCTGGTATATGGCGACTTATTCCCCGATACAACCAGGTTCCCGGAAAAATGGGAGTCCGTCTTTGCGGTTATTTTCAGAGAGGACGAACTTGAAAAACGCAGAGATATATTAGACTCGCTATGGAAAATTAACCAGGGCGGCCAATCCGCCCAATTCCTTGAGGATATGCTCCGCAGAATTCACAATGATATAAGGGTCGTGGAGAATATACCCGTCCGAAATCCCAGGGATAGTAACGTGGTTATAATGATGGTCTGCGATGCCGAAATAGCGGTCTGCGATAATGAAAAAGCCGTGAGCGATTTTCGCATAGGGGACGAAACTTTTATTCCCACAATTTTACAGAATGACGCATCCGGCCCCTACTCAATCCCCAACAATTCAAGATATTGGGAGTTTTGCACTTTTATATGTAAATCTGTTATTCGCAATTCAAGAAATCAAATAATGTATATCGAGTGGCTTGAGATAGACAAGCGCTGGAAAAATTTTGTCGAATATTTAATTCTCAAAATAAAACCCCGCCAGCAGACGGCGGTTATGTTTATAAAATGGATATAGGAGGAACCGATGTTCAAAATTGACGCAAATTACACGGATTATAGGGACGATACAAACCCCTCAATGCCTGGCGGAGCCGCCGTCCCCGCCTCGACCCCGCAGAGCTTTGACGGTACTCCCTGGAGATATTTATTTTTTAACCAGCTTATAGGTTTTTTCCAGGCGATTTGGATTAAGGCTTTCGGCTCGCTTGAGGGGATAAGCGGCCGGCCGGATGACGCATTCGAGTCCGATGGTCTGAAGGCGATAGAGCGGATAATCGAAAAAAAGCAAGAGGATCAATTTCTGGTTAAAGAAATAAGCGGAATAAAAACCACAATTCCGTTAAGCGAAATTCCCGCCTTTGCAAATTACGCTATATTTGACCCAAATAAGAAATTCGCCATTTTCGTCTCTCCCCACGGGGATTATCCAGAGTTCCTTAATATCGGAGCCTCGCTGGACGCAGACGGGCTTCACATATTCCCCCGCCGTTTCGTTGACGGAAGAATAGTTCCGGGAACCAGAGTAAGAACCTGGGGAGAGAAGGCGACTTGGGGAGATTGGTTATGGGGTGATTACGGGTCTATGCTCGTAAATATAATAATTAAGGAGACACCATAATGGTAGGATTTCCAAAAGAACTGCGTACAAAGCAGGACTATCTCAATGCGGTCGATTATGCGAAATCGACCGGGACGGATAAGGCCGTTATGATTGCGAGGCTTGAGAGCCTCAAATCAAACACCACAATAATGGTCTTAAAGAACTCAAGCAAGGGCAAACCGGCAGAGGAGCAGACTCAAGAGGATTATGAGGCCGCCCCAGACCCGAATTGCGAAATGCTCCGCCTGGAATTTACCGAGGCGGAGATTAACAGCCTTATAGGAGGGTTAAAATAATGTTTAGATTGTTAAAAGACCGAGACCCCGAAACTCCGGCGACCATTGCGACCATACCGGAGAACGTGAATTTCAAATCGCATGGCGATAATTTTATAGAAAAAATATCTCCATTTGCGTATAACGACAATTTACTCAAGATAAAAGCCGGATGCGCCATTGAGTTATTTAACGGCGAGGACTGGCTCCAAATGCCTAACAGGGAGGACTTTAGCCTCAATCCCGCCCTTAACCTCGACAGCGGGGACACCCTCGAAA